TGTAGCGGACTTCCGGGTCGCGGCCCAGGTTGCCCACTAAGATCACTTTGTTGACGCTGGCCATTACGCGGCTTCCTTCTTGAGCAGGGTTTCGTACTTGGTGACCATGCGTTCGAACTCCATCAGGTCGGCTTCCAGTTCCTCGATGGCGTTGTCGTCGCGCTCGATACGGCGGATGGTCAGGTGGCGTCCGATCGGTTCCAGGTCAGGCGCCCACAAAACCAGGTCAACCCACTTGCGACCTAGGAGCCACATGGCGCCGTTGCACTGGTCGATGTAATCGCTGATGTCGCCATCCACGACAGCGTTAAACAGGGTTGCAGACGACACCATCGTCTTGATTTCGATCAGGCCGTCGGCGTCGACCATTCCGTCCACGCTGACGCCGAACAGGTTGTCTTCGGTGGTGATGAACCCGGCTTCTTCGACAAATAACTTGGTCCGGGCTTCGTACGCGGCGCGGGCATAAGGCTCCTGCTCGGTGCCGGTACGCATTGCTGCGGTGGCGAACTTGTCCGCCGCACATCCGCCCAGGCGTTCACGTGCCACATCCATCGCGTAGTCCATGCACTTCTTGGAGGGCGCGCCGCTCTTGAGCTTGTCGCGGCAGTCTTTGAAACGGCTACCGGTGATGACGCCGCGGCGCGCCTCCAGCCATTCCGGGGAACCCTGAGGGTCGGTGTGGGTGATCAGGTTCATCAGGCTTATCCTTGTTTGAGCATTGCGCGCTTGTCCGCGTAGGCCTTCTTGAAGGCGGCGAAGGCAGCGAGATTGTTGGTCTTCTGGATGGCTTCGCAGCCGTCTTCCCAGATCTTCACGGCTTGTTCCAGCGAGTCGGCCTGTGCGATCTTGCTGATCCAGGAATCGCGCAATTCCTCATCGCGCTCGGCGTTCCCGTCGGTGTCGTCATCCTGTTCAGACAGGCCCGTGATGGCCTTCAGCGTGTAGCGCTCCAAGTAGGTCTTGGTGCTGGCGCGCGCCTGGATAGCGTTCTTGGCGCCGCCAGCATCGGGCGGGCCGCCCATGGACACGCTTTCTTCGTGGCCGCCGACGTGACGCAGGTAGCACGTCACTTCCATCCAATCCTTCTCGTCGCGGGTCAGCTTCCAAGAAGACGATAGGCCGTGCTTGGACAGCGCCGGCGTTACCGCATTGACCACGTCGTGCAACTCCGCGTATGACTTGCCCTTGAGGGGGCCGTCCTTCACGTCCTTGCCTTTGATGATCTTCACCGCCTCTGCCTTGAAGGCAGCGAACGCCGTGTCATAGGCCTTCTTAGCTTCACCCTTCTGCCAGCGGTCTTGCAGGTCCATCATCTTTTCGATCTGGTCCAACTGCGCGCCTTGGTTCAGGGCCGCCAGCATCATGCCCATAGGCGAGTTGGCGGCGGGGCCAGCGCCAGACATTGCCACTTCCCGGGCCGGGGCTTCGATAACGTCGTTCATGGCGTCCTCAATAGGTGATTCGGATGTTGGGGATCAGGCCCTTGGCGATCAGCGTGACCGCCTGCTTGGCGCATTCCTCGGGCATGCCGCCGGCGACGAACGCATCCAAGGCGGCGCGGTTTACCTTTCCCTTGTGGGCCTTGTCGGCTTCACGACTGGCGGCTTCGGCTTCTTCCGCTGCCTTGGCGTCGGCCTGTCGCTTGATTTCGGCCTGACGCGCAGCCTCGACGGCTTGCTTTTCGCGTTCGATGGCTGCGAGGCGTTCTTGCTCGGCGCGCTGCTCTGCGGCGATCTTGTCCGCCTTGGCCTGGGCCGAAGCCTTCTCTGCCTGCTCGGCTTGAAGCTTCAGTTCCAGTTCGCGGCGCTCGGCTGCGGCTTTGGCTTCCTGCTCGCGGCGGATCACGGCTTCGCGTTCGGCCTGGGCTTTTGCGTCCGCTTCGCGCTGCGCACGTTCTGCCGCTTCACGAGCAATGCGCAGTTCGCGCTCCTTCTGTTCGCGTTCCGCCTCGGCGGCACGCAGGCGAGCAAGTTCAGCTTGCTCGGCGTCGTACTTCTCGCGAGCGGCCAAGCGATCACGAAGGCCAGCCAGCGCCTTGTCCTTGGCGCGCGCAGCTTCGGTTTCGAATTCTTCCCATCCGGGCCCGATGGCGATGGACTCGACTGCTCCAAGTGCTGCGCGCAACGAATCTGACGATTCGCTGCAATTGACGACCAGCGTGGTGATGCCTTCGAGTGCATCCTTATGGCGCTGTACGCGGTCTTCCTCGGCCTGCTCCCATTCCGTAAGCGGCCGGCGCACATCGTCAGCCAAGGCGTCCAGCGTGTCGCGCATGCGCTTGCGCTCGGCGTCGATCCGTTTCGGCACATCCTTCAGGTCGTCCACTAGCTGCTTGCCCATGCCGTCCAGGGCGGTCTTGACCTTGCGGACCTTGAACGCCCGGCTGGCAATCGCTTCGCGGCCCTTCTTGGTCTTGAGGTCCGGTACATGGCCAGTCACTTCGGCGCGGATCTTATCCAGCCACGGGTCCAGGCCGCTTGGCTTGGAATACACGGCCAGGGCGGATTCCTTCGGCGGCAGTTCTGCGATCTCGGTTGCTTCGGTCATGTCAGTCCTTGGCTGCGTATTTGGTTGTGCCATCACCAGCGAGGCGGGCGGCTTCGTCTTCCTGTTGTAGGACAGACATGACCCCGACGATGGCGCAGATGATCGAAAAAATACCCACGGCAACGTGGGCATCGGTTTGAAGCAAACGGCGGAGCAGGCGTCTCATGTCATCCCTCTAACTCGATCTGCACGGCGTCCAGGATCTTTCGCTGGAGCCGCGCCATTTGGGAATCACCGCTGCGCATGACCGCGCGCAGCATGTGTTCGGCGTCGTATATGTCCAAATTGGCGAAGAGTTCGGCTTCCATGAGCCGTGCTGCCCACCAGTGGGCCGTATGCCCGTCAGAGTCCCAGGTTTGGGTTGACTGCATGACGACGCCAACTTCCTGCGGCGACGCCGTGAGTACTTCAAGGTGTTCATCACCGTGGAAAGTGTCCATGGCGGTCTCCGTGTGAGGTGCAGCCACCCTCGGCCCGGTTCTCACGGCCAACCACACACCACGCTTGATGCGCACTCAGCGGTATGGTGTGGAAGGCTTGAAGGTGGGGAAGGGCAGCTGCGGTAAGTCGTAGATGCTCAGGGCGGCGAACCCCCAGCCTTAGGGAAGGCTGACGTAGGAAGGTAGGGGATGGGGTGGGATTCGCCGGCCTGAGCAGCCGTTGGGGGGATGCCGCGTTTCGTGCGGCTACGGCTGCTATGCAGCACCAGGGGGGGGATATCAGACGTTGGGCTGATAGTTCTCGATTCTCAGGCCCAATGCGCTCGCTTGCTGCGCCACATCCCTGGTGGTCCAGAAGCCTGGCTGCCCATCCCCCTTCATAATCCCCATGTGTGCATCCAGCCACTTCACGGGAATGGTTCCATTCGGTCCTACGACATCGAAGGTCGCCGAATCGGACGCGCCGTCATCGATAGCGCGGCGCTCGCACTCATAAATGTCCATCTACTTCTCCTTTGCCCCTCGGGCTTATCAACGGGATGGGGGTTAGCTGTCCATCACATCGCGGTATGCACGTTCGGCTTCTTCCTGGGCGGCATCGCGAAGTTCGGCATGCAGGTCTCGCATCTGCGCTTGGTATTCCTTCGCGTCGATCAACCCAGTGTCGTAGTCGCTTTCAATCTGTTCCTCTGCTTGATCAAACCAGCGTGGCATCTCGTTCTCCTTGTTAATCGGTATGAATCCTGAAAGAAGCGGGATCAGTCTTCTTCCGGCTCCCAGCCCTTCACCTCATTAGCGAAGGCGGTCCAGCGTTTCTTCTCTTCATCGGACTGCTCTGCCCATCTGGGCGCGATATCTGAGGAAACGACCGCACCAGACTTCAATACGTAGGTTCCGCAATTACTGCCGATGTCCTCGTCTGCGTACGTGACGTGAATTTCTGCCTCCGGGAACCGCTGAGACAGCGCAGCCAGCACAGGCTTAGGGCAGCTCCACGCAGTGTCGAACGAAGCTTCAGACCCATCTTCGGAAACGCTGCTCTCACACGCGTTCCATTTGGTCCCCCACGAAGCCCGGGCAAAGTCCATCTGGTGCAGAAACCCGCATTTGCGGTGGTTTCTCAGCATCTGGATGAACTGATCGAATTCTTCATCATCCAGGGCCGACAACTTTGCTTCTGCTCTGCTGGAACGTTGCAGCGATGCGATCAAGGGATGACCGTTGACCGGAATCCCAGCCACAACTTCGGCCATTTCTTCAGCCTTGATCGATATGCCATCCCAGGGGAATTCGCCGGGAAAGGGCATAGCAATAGCAAAGTCAATGCGGCCATCATCTTTGTTGGTCATCGCGCTGATGACTTCCGGCGTGGTGCGAATCTTGGTGGTGACCCAATTGGGCATTGCCGTTCTCCATGCTGCCCCACTGGGGCGTTGTTCACGTGTCTGCGTCCTGTCACGGCGCAGGCAGATCACTCAAAGATGTACTCGGGCCACGGGAAGCCCTCGTCACTGTCGGCGCGGCGTACCAACTTTCCCGAAGCCTTGGCCGCGGCTGCGAAGTCGGCATTGCACAAGCAGTTTTCTCTGGGGTCGACACTGAATGTCTTGGCATCGATCCCTAACGCGTCTGCCAACTCGCCCACTGTTTCGATCAAGTCGCCATCACGTATGGCTACGACGGTGCACATGTCTATCTCCTTGTTCATTCGTCAGCCATCG